GCATCCTGCCACCAGCACAGATCGACGCAAGAGCAAGGCGGTATGCAGTGAAGCTTTTCCTAAGCCATCTTCATGGCGCATGGTACGAGAAGCATTTCGGCACCAAGCCACCATTGCCGTATCCGATTGCGCATTTGAATCACGCGCACTTTATCCAGTCGCCAGTTTAACCAGGAGCCTTGATAGAACCAGGAGGAGAAAGTGAATCATGCACCGAGAGAGAACCATCAGCTACGAATGAGTCAAAAAAGGTAAGAGAACCACGGAGTGCGAACGAGTCATCAAAACTGAAAGAGCCACGCCCATCGAACGAGTCATTCGGTTAGAGAGCACCAAGGTCATGGAACGAACCATATTGAGCAAGAGAACCACGTTCAAGGAGTGAATCAAAAACCAGGGGGAGTAGTAAGAAGTCCCCGAGAGAGCACCAGATGTAGATAATGAGTCAGGTATGGCAAGAGAACCAATAGGTAGGAACGAGTCAATGGCTATGAGAGAACCAACGACAACGAACGAACCAACTTGCAGGAGAGAACCACGTTATGGAAGTGAGTCCAGGGGCGGAAGAGCACCATAATAGTCAAACGAGTCAAAAAGGACGAGAAAACCAATCTACGAGAACGAACCATGTGATGGAATAGCACCATGCTGCAGCAGTGAGTCAAGGATCCCGATAGCACCATAGTCCTCGAACGAGTCAAAAAAGAGGAGAGAACCATTTCCCAAAAACGAGTCATCAAGACTAAGAGAGCCACGGCGCAGGAACGAGTCATCTCACGAGAGAGAACCAGGGAGGTCGAACGAGTCAATAAGTTCGAGAGAACCAGATTCATCGAACGAGCCAGAGGGGTGAATAGAGTGCCAGAGCAGTCGAGTGAGTCGCACGTGAAGAGAGGTCCAAGAAACTTGAACGAGTCAAAAGATCGGAGAGAGCCATAACTTTGGAATGAACCACTTGACGGAAGAGAACCAGACGCACTGAGTGAATCAAGTAGTGAGAGAGGGCCACAAACTGCGAATGAGCCGCGTGAAGTAAGAGCACCACACCGAGCAAGCGAATCAGAAGCTAAGAGAGATCCATTTCAATAGAATGAGTCAAGATGGTAGATAGAACCCTGGCAGCCGAACGAACCATTGCCTAAGAGTGAATTCAGTATATGATGCCGGTGTAGTCCATGCGTTCTCCTTTCCGGTACGCACCGGTTAAGCCCCTTCTCCAGGGGCTTTTTTTCATGTATTCTTAAGGTTAAGTGCTTGATTTTTGAAGGAAAATCAGAATGCCAGCAGGAAGACCAACCGATTACGACCCAGAATACTGCAAGACAGTGATCGAACTCGCCAGCCAGGGTAAGAGCAAGGCTCAGATGGCCGCGACCATAGGAACCACAAGGCAGACTATGTGGTCCTGGATGCAACAGTACCCAGAATTTCTTGACGCCATGAATCACGCCGAGGAGTTATGCCAGCAATGGTGGGAGGATATGGGTCAGACCTACCTCATAAACAAGCGGGAAGGCGACACGCTGAACACCGGGTTATGGTCCCGCTCGATGGCCGCGAGATTCCCGAAGGACTACACCGACCGGACCAAGCACGAGGTGACCGGCAAGGATGAAGGCCCAATCCAGGTAGATCATGTTATTGATGTTGCGCAGTCCCTCATTGATGAGTTAACTGGCCTGCGCCAGAATGCTGACAGCAAAGCAAAGTAGAGAGATCGAGGCCAAGCTGGTCTTGCACCAGGAGACGCTCAAGAAGCTTCCCGAGGATAAGGCTGCCGCCTTCTACGCCCGGATGCGGTGGCTGATGAAGGCACACAAGCACCAGATCCCGCCCAAGGGCGATTGGTGGACGATCTGGCTACTCCTGGCCGGCAGGGGAGCAGGCAAGACCAGGACGGCCGCGGAGGATATCTGGCACTACGCTTGGACGCACCCGAACCACCGGGTACTGATATCAGGGCCAACATCTGCAGACATCCGAGACACTATGATTGAAGGTGAGTCAGGGCTGCTTGCTTGTATGCCAGACAACATCCGGGTGAAGTACACCAGAAGCTTGCACGAGATCGTGCTAACCAACGGCAGCCTACTGAAGGGCATACCCGCCAGTGAGCCCGAGAGATTCAGGGGACCACAGTGGCACGCCGCTTGGTGCGACGAGCTAGCAGCCTGGGAGTACCTGGATGATGCCTGGGACCAAATCATGTTCTCAGTGCGCCTGGGGACCAAGCCGCGGATCTTGGTGACCACTACGCCAAAGCCTAAGCCATTGATCATCGATCTGCTGAACCGTGAGGGCGAGGACGTCTACGTTACCAAGGCGTCAACCTACGACAACATCCAGAACCTTGCAGGCACATTCAAGCAGCAGATCCTGCAGTACGAGGGCACCTCGCTCGGCCGCCAGGAGATCCACGCAGAGATCATCGATCCCGAAGAAAGCGGCATCATTAAACGCGACTGGCTTAGGCTTTGGCCGTCAGAGAAACCATTCCCCCGTTTTGAGTTCGTCGTGCAGTCCTACGACGGAGCCTACACCGAGAAGACCATCAACGACCCCAGCGCCTGCAGCGTATGGGGCGTCTTCAAGCCCAGCGAGGACAAAGGCTTTGCCGCCATGCTGATCGATTGCTGGGAGGAGCACTTACAGTACCCAGACCTGAAGGAGAAGGTGATTGAAGACTTCGGCACGGTTTATGGCGACCCCAATGAATTTGGACAAGGCAAGAAAACTGACTTGGTTCTGGTTGAAGACAAAAGCTCCGGCATATCCCTCTTGCAGGACCTGGGGCGTGCCCACATTCCCTGCCGGTCATACAACCCAGGCGGGGCAGACAAGGTCCAGCGGGTCAACCTGATCGCCCCATTGATTAAGGCAGGCAAGGTCTACATCCCTGAAAGCACCAAGAACGAAGGGCACCCAAGGTCATGGGCTGAGCCCCTGGTAAACCAGCTTTGCGCCTTCCCTGAGGTGCGTCATGACGACTTGACTGATACAGTCTCGCAAGCGCTGCGAGTGCTTAGGGACATGGGCTGGCTTGTCATAGATCCGCCGCCGCCGGATAATGACGACGTTTACCCCGAGGATAGACCTCGGCGGGTCAATCCTTACGCGGCTTAAGGGGCTATCATGCCAAACCCACGCGCTCAAAAAAATCCAGAGTTCTTCGTACCAGGGGCGCTGCAAGGCCTCGCCGATATGGCTAGGGGCGCTGCTCGAGGAGCGATCGCTGAAGGAGTCGGCAGCTTCTCCGACATGGCCCAGCAACTGAAGGATATCCGAGCCGGTGGCGTAATCCCTGCCATGCTTGCCAGGACGTTGGCACAAACGCCAACAAGCGAAGAGCTAAGCCATTACCTTAGGGGCATGACGCCTAACCCTCTAACGCAGCCAGATCGGGCTCATACGGCCGCGATGGGTCAAGCCATGGGTTCGATACCAGCAGGCATGGCAGCAGGCGCTGCAGCCCCTAAGGCAGGCAACGCCCTGCAGAAAATGATGAGCGACTTCGGTCGGATGAAAAAGGCCCAGAACGTGATGCCAAGCGCACCACCGCCGGCGGCCGAGATCCTTAAGGGGCCCGACCCCGACCTCATGCGCGTCTATTCTGGCCAGCGTATCCCGATCGAAGGCAAGTTCGACATCATGAGAGCCGACCCTCACGCCTCGATGGGTCGCGCCTTCTACACGGCAGAGCTTCCCCGGTATGCGAACAAGTTCACCGGCAACCAGCCTGGGGCTAACGTCGTGCCAGTGGACGTCGATCGCAACAAGATGCTGATGTTCGACAAGACCTACGACACGCCCCAAGGGCAAATGGAAGGCCTCGATTACTACGACATGCTGCGCAGGCAGGCCATTGCCAAGCCTGGAGTCGGCAAGGACATGATCCGCCAGGAGATCCTCGACGCTGGCTTTGCAGGCACCCAGATGCCCAACGCGACGGGCAAGGCTTACGCCATATACGATCCGAGCGCAGCCCAGGATATGTCGGGCCGGTCATTCAAGAACGGTGGTGTTGTAGACGTACCGAAAATGGCTTTTGGCGGCATATTCGGCAAGCGTATTCCCTTGCCCAAAACCCAACCGCCAGGAACGACCAACACATATACGGGCATCAATCCCATGGCGACAGGCCTTGGGGAAATGCTTCAACAGTCCCAGGAACGCAACCTCGAGTCAGGCCGCCTGTCAGACCTTCGAAACGCTCAGTTCGCTGGACAGCCTGCTGCAATGCAGCAACGCAGGCAACAGCTTGCAGACCTAAAGAACACTCGGTTAGACAACCTTGCGAAACAGATGTCTACCTATAAGCCACCCGCTGGCGCCAACGGCGGCCTCGTTATGGAAGAAGGTAACCGCATACAAGCCAACATGATTGGGCGGTCTACGGATAACGCAGGCGTCCCTATGATGGCCTCTGGCGGTCTCGCACGCATGCAAGCCGGAGGTCTTGCCAAGGCGGGAAAGGGCGTAGGTAGTGCCGTTGAGAAGCTTATGAATAAGCTTTACGGCACGCCAGCGCCTCAAGTAACCGAGGCGTTGCTCTCTAAGGTCGATCCATCGGATCTTAATCAGATCCTCTCTCGTATTGACGAGCCTGTAAAGGCAACACCAGCGAAATCATCGATTCCATTCGACATCCCGAGGGCTACACCCAAGAAAGACGCCGAGATCAGAGCGATGGCCGAGCGGGTTGCTAGGCAGCAGACCGGCGAATTCGTCAAAGGCAAAGAGTCGGCAAATCTTGCAGGCCGAAGCAAAGTTGAGGTCGATCGCCTCAAAGACCTCAATTATGACCTTGAGGCGTACAAGAAGCTTCCGGAGGTGCAGGTCGTAGAACCAACGTATGGAGACATTATCCTGACGACCCCTGGTGATCAGTCGGTTTCAGATGTCATCCTGCATAGCGTTGATGACGATGTTATCGAGTCGCTCCAGCAGGGCGGTTCGCGCTATGGTCTTGGTCAGCTTGAACGGCCAGCCTCGCAAAGGGCGGCTTGGAAGTCCAACCTGGGCGCATCGAGGGCGACGCAAAACAGGATCGATCGAGCAGCAGAACACTTTGAACCAAACAGAGTCCTTGGTACTTACTACGGTATGGGCACCGATGCCATGAACTTCGCGCAGCACTTTGCCGATGCAAACCTGATGGCCATCCGAAATCGGATTGCAAGAAATAGGATGGATAAGAGCCAGATCAAAGAGTTCAACGACATCATACGAAATGGTCACAAGACGAAGGATAAGGTCATTGGCCCCTTCCCTGACTTCCCCGGCATTGAGAAGACCGAGGATGCTTATGTCTACATGCTTAACAATACAGAGGCTCGTAAGTGGTTCAACGACCGCATGAAGACGCAAAGCGTTACGAAGCGCCTGAACATGCCGAGTGGTAAGGACATTGAGTGGGCAATTTCTGAACCGGAACTACGCAACCTTGAGCCCTACACGACAGGGCACTCGATCGTTAAATACCGACCGGGTGAACCGATCGCGCAGGACATTGGTCATGCAACCTACACGCACCGCATTCCGGGTGACTTCCTTGGCCGGCAGAAAGAGCTATCGCCGTTTGAGTTGTCTCACCCCGACGTGTATCAGTTCTTACGCGAGAACTACCGAGCCAGCGATTTAGTGCCGACCTCGCAGAAGGTTCCGCAGGTTCAGGTGGTAGATCAGCAGTGGCTTGACGAGATGGGCAAGTATCAGGAATTCCTGCGTCAGATGCGCGGCTATAAGAAGGGCGGCAAGGTCAAGAAAATGCAGGCAGGCGGCATCGCCAAGGCGGTTGAGGCTGGCATACAGGCAATAGGTAAGAGCGGGAAGAAGACCATCACGTCCGCGGTGGACCCCAGCACAGACCTGCTTACCCGCCTCCAGGAGGGCGATCGCACGACCATCCTCCCCATGCCTAACCGTTGGTTCCTGGACCCCAAGAACAACCCAGGCGTTCA